TCATCTCCTCTTTAGGGTAATATACTTCTATCAAGCTGTTACAATTAGGGCAAGACAGGATGCTGAGTATAGCAAACTCATCACTCTCATCTGTGATGTCATGGTCATTGCCCCATATTAGTTCTGTGCTACAGTACCAGCAATTCATTACCACAACCTCGTGAATGTATTGCCATCTGTCTGCCCATTATTATGTATAGCATAGGCAGTGCAACACATCTTGTCATCGTCATCATTCCAAAGGTTGATGTCATAATGTGCATCCTTCCTGCCGTGAACTACGTCTACAACTGTAGCGTTATGCCAATAATCACCGTCATAATGGTCAAGGCTTTCGACTATCTCCTGTGACTTAGCCACAAGAAAGCCGAACTCATAGTCTGTTAAATTAAGGTCAGTCATTATTCTTCCTCCACATAAATGGTAGTATAATCTTGGTCGCCATACGTCCAGTCACCACTGTCCTCAGTAGGCAAGTCAACATAAATGAGATGTTGCGTCTGGTCTTTAGCCACCTGTCGTGCTATTGCCTCTGCCTCATCTTCATTGTCTGCTTCGATGGCAAAGTTGCGGTCATACCACAAGTTCAGTTCAATCTTGATGTTGTACATTTTCTTTGAGTTACTCACTGTCAAACTCCTTCACAAAGTCTAGTTCAACACGGCTGTTTGGATACAAGGCTTGTGCCATATCCATAGCGTGTTCAACTGCATGATTCCAGATGGACTGCTCTAGCGGCTGTGGGTGTACATTGTACACACCACTTACGCCATCAATACTAATACCAATTTCCCAATACATTATGCTACATCCTTTCTGATTGCTTTGCCACGACCATTACGAGCCATGTCACGCAGGTTGTCTATCTTGAACGCACCAATCTCTAGTGATAGGTCGTCACGGTTCTTACGGCGTACTGCCTTACCCAATTCCTTATGCAACTTATCTAAGATGATACCAGTGACAGCCTCTGCTGAATACTGAATGTATCCACCTACATCATTCTTAGATTCACGGGTGAGTTCAAGCACCATGCGATACAACTTGTAACGGCCTAGCTTCACGCCGTGATATTGTAGGTACAGGGCTTCTACTTTGGACAGCTTACGCTCTACTTCTGTAGATGCAAGCACCTGTCCTGTCATACCTGTTGAACGCTTGTGAAATGTGATTGTCTGAATTGTCATGATAAAATCTCCTTTATATTGTTTGGTTGGTTAGTCCAACATTGGACTTAGGGTTGTTGTCGTATTCATTCCAAGAACGCATAACGTACTTGGCACGATTGATGTATCGCCTTGCACGGTCTTCTAGCCCAACAGCAATACACTCTTGTGCATCAGATAAGATAGACATAGCCAGCATGTAGTGACCACCCATCAGATGATGGGCCTCATCAGCAATCATTTCATCCATGCCTTCTCTAGTCATGCCATACATATTCATCTGTTTAATGATAAGTTCACAATCAGCTATGCGCTTTGTATTAGCTACCATAGATTCAGATATGCTAGCTTTGTGTTCTTCTACTAACGCTTGCGACGCTTCTAATGTACCATCTTGCTCAACCATAGTTCTGCTCCTGTACTATCTGAGTGTTACGCCTTGCAGTACGCCTTACGTTCTGCTTACGCTTGTTGTAACTACGCCACTGGTCACGCTTGCCTTCTGGCTTAGTTGTCTTTTGGTTTTTCATAGGTGTGATTTTGATTTGCATCGTGCTTATCTTTCTTTCTGTTATATTTAGTTTTGTCTGGCACTACTGATGTCCTGCGGCGGGACTGTGCCAACGCCTTAGCCACAGGGTTAATCTTTGTAACTTTCATTGTCTTAACTCCTTAGTCCAACATTGGACCTATCTAATTATATCTAAGTAATATATACTTTCACTAAAGTATTAAGTATATATTACATAAGATATATATAAGAGGCTGTCAAGCAATACCGTGTAACTTTCTCCAAGTTACCCATGTGATAGCCTGTAATTCATAGGCTTTTAGTCTGCGACCATTGACCCTGCAACGACTTGCCGCAATGCGGTATGCATCCTGCAAGTTAGCATATTCCTTAACGCCAATGCTACTTTTATTGTCAGTCAGATTTACTCTCTCATTGTAAGCAATGTTACGAGCATGACCATCAATGGTACAGGTATCATCACCCATGATGTTCTCATAGAAACAGATAATCTTCTTGCCATTAAGAATAGTCTTAACCTCATCTACAATGAGGGTAGCATTCTCCTCATAGCGGTCAGGCATCTGCTCAAGTATAGACCATGCCTTTTGCTTCATGGTACTGTAAGTACATACAGATACATCATCCATAGTGCTACCTGTAGTGAAAGCACAAATCAAATCATTAGCATTGCGTATGTTTATCTCCCAACGATTGTTAGGTGATAGTGCGGCAACAACACCTGTCACTATGTGAATAGGTAGATTGAACCTATCAGCTATGGCACGGCACTGCTCATAGGCTTCTGCATACCATGCAATGCCATGTGCTACATCTGCTGGCTTTGCCTTGCGGCGAATAGCTATGATGTTTTTGACAGCAAGTGTCATATTAAATTCGGTTTTCATTATACATTCTCCCAATGTAAAGGACATATTATTCCGTGGTCATCATCACAATAGCATTCATCTTCTACGAGTTTTTCAGCTAGGCAATCCTCACAATACATGTCATCATCCCAATATATTGTTGCATTGCGTTGGTCGCAATAAGCACATTTAGAATACATTAGTAATCTCCTTCATAGGCTTCATCTAGCCAACGCAAAGCGGTAGCTTCATCCATAGCACCAACTGCTATGCAGTCATTCACTGCATCCTGTTGCACCTTGCGGTCATATGCAATATCTCGCTCGATAGAGTCCTGCATGTATTCCAAATCTGCAAGCATCTCATCATAAGACAAGGCATAGAAACGTGCTGTCATATCAGCAGTCGGACGAGTGCCATAGCAATCTTTGTGAATATCTGAATAGTGTTCAATCATGTGTTTAATCCTAAAATGTTAGGTCCAAGGTTGGACTAGTTTGAACGGTGATTTACCGTGATTACATGATGACAAGAACATCCTGTCTGCCCAAATACCTGCTTACTAACGGGAAGCTATAGGTAAATGTATTACGCTTCTTTGCGGCACTAAGCCACCATGTAATCAGGTAAATCACCTTTCCATTAAGTGTTGTATAAGTAATAAATACACTTTCACTAAAGTTCAAGTGTTTTATTACGTTACACACTATAGCATTGAATCCAGAATAGCCAATGCCTTACGTTTATCTGCAGCTTTCTTGTGCTGTTCATATGATGCAAGCATAGCTGACTGCTGGCCTGTTACATAAACCCGAAACTCAGGACGTTCTTCTGGCTCATAGCTACGACTGTATGCCATGCTATCCATAGATGACCAGCTAGAGCGAACAGGTTTATGCCTGCCAAGCGGCACGATATGACGTTTAGCCATTATGATAATTCCTTTGCAAAAAGGACTAGACCGCCAATAAAGCAAGCGGCAGAGCCAATGATGATGATAGGCATACCCGGTACACCTGCCGCTAGTGATACACTAGCCATGAGGCCAACGATTGCACTTGTCATTACAAGAAATAGAGCGATAATTAAATCCATGATATTAATCTCCGATTAAAGGATAGGTGACTGTAGCGTTATGCTACAGCCTTTGTGTTGTCAGCCATTACTAACTGCTCTTTAAGAGCAAGCATGAATTCTTCAATGGCAATGCCATTCACTTCACACTGTACCAATGCTTCAAGAGCAATGTCAGATGCAGTTACATCTGCTTGAGTCTCTTGTGACTCAGTAGGTCCAACATTGGACTTATCTTCATCAGCATCAGCCTTTGGCTTAACAGGTGCCGCATCAGCCTTCTTAGGCTTCATGGCAGATTGCAAAGCAGTAAGGCTTGTAAAACCCTTCTTTGAGGTTTTCATAAAGGCTCTGCAAGCATCTTCGTTTTCAACGAACCATAAGGCTTCTGAACGGCGACGCTTATCAATTCCATTGATACCACATGCTTTGAGCCTATCGGATGAAATCCGTTCACCACCTTCTGCCTTCAGCTTCTGCATCAGCTTTCCAAGCCGTGTATCGAAGCCATCAGCTTTGGTAGACTTTGTGAAACGAGCCTTATCACCTTTAGTGATTTGCTTGAACTCTTTGGCAAGAGCAAAGCCTTCAGCTTCAAGAGAATTGATTTCAGCGATAACAGCGATTTGAGTAGTCATGGCGATTTTCCTTGTATTATGTTATATATAAAGTTAAGTGAGTTTTCACAAGAAAACGAACTCACTTAACTGTTATATAACTATAGCTTCAGCAGTGTCAACAATTAAATGAATCAAATTTGTATAGGACAAATTACCTGCTTGCACCATCCTCTGCGTGTGTCGTTTCCCGTGTGACTGCAAATATATATTTCATATATATATTGAAGTACGTGCGCTAAACTCACGAGGTTGCTTAGTCCAATGATGGACCAATGTTCTACTACGTAGGGGATATGCTCCGCCATTGTAACCGATACCCGTTCTGCATATCTCATACCTCATCATCATCTGACTGCATGACGACTGATACCATAACAGACGACACACCAAGCTATAATCGGCAGAAATGCTACAGTTTGGGCCTCTCACATTACACACACACAACATATAGGCGCATAATCTGCCAGCATATACACTTGCTTGCATACATCTGCATACAGACAGGGGGGCGGGCAGGAGCCAGTGGGGGTGTAGGCGTATACGTATACACATAAATACACAGATTAGGTATTTTCACTGTTAACCACAAGGACGACTGTGCATTCATATATGACCTAGCACACACATATTGTGCTTGTAGTGTTGCATAAATGTCACAGCATAGTAATGTGCGTAATAGTATAGTGTTGCATAAATGTCACACTATTGCACCTTATATAAATAATCGTAATCGCCTATGCATTTTATGTATTGACACATTACCCCATTCTGAGTATAATTATATTATAACTAACCTACACTTAAACTATACAGTTAAATGCTTATTAATTTTCTTTGTTAATAACACTTAGCTAAATCACTTTAACTATACACTACTAATGTAAGTTATTTGTATTTATTTGTAAGAAAGTAGTTGACAATGGCTAAGAAATCAGTACAACTATACACAGACAATGTTCTTGATGCATTCTATAATGCTATCCATAGTAATTCATTAGAGCGATTACATATTCCCCACAGTGATGTTTTCTACGTACGTACAGCATTGGATGCTAAGTTTTATCCACGTACCTTTACACTTAAAGAGACAGAAGACTATATGCGCTTAGAAGGCTGGACTGATGTTTAGTATGAACAATGTTTAAAGCAATCCTCATTATCTGTGGTCCTTTGTTTGGCAACGATTGTCTACGTATAGATGATACCTTCGGCCCTTACGATACGCACCCTGAGTGCCTAGCACGTGTGGCACAAATGTACAATCAGACACAACGATTATTCCCGGTAGTGTATACCGATGTGAAATACAAATGTGAAAGCAGCTTATAATATGGCTATACCTGAAAGAGTTAAAACCAAAATGAAAGAGGAAGGTCTTACGGGCGTTAACAAGCCTAAGAGAACTCCCAAGCATCCTAAGAAGTCTCACTGCGTGATGGCTAAAGAGGGTGACACATATAAGTTTATTAGATTTGGACAGCAAGGCGTATCAGGGGCAGGTAAGAACCCTACATCAGCAAAAGATAAAGCACGTAAGAAATCGTATTATGCTAGACATAATGCACAAGGTAAACCGACCAGCAAGCTATCAGCTAAATACTGGTCACACAAAGTTAAGTGGTAAATAGGAGATAAGAGAATGGCTATAGGATTGATTCCTGTCATTATGTCTGGTGGTGCAATTGTAGGACGTTTTGCCACTAAAGAATTAGCTAAAAGGCTTGGCCCACAATTGGCTAAAGGCTTACGTATTGTAATGAAACCTTCTAAACAAGCAAAAGGACTACCTAAAGTTACATCCGTAACTCAGGCAAATAAACTAAAACCTACTACAAAGGTTGCAAATAAAAAGCCTGCAGCATCATTGAATACTACAGCAGCGGCATCAGCAGCTAGGGCTAAGAAAGTCGGACAGGCTGCACGTGGGCGTACTGCAGCACAAGTTAAGGCTAATCAAAAGAAGATGGCTGCAGCTACAGTTACAGCAGGTTCATTAGCAAGTATGCTAACAGGGGATGAAAAACCTAAAAAGCCTACAAAACGTAAACAGACAGGTATGGGTGATAGAAAAACTAGAGAGTCTAATGTCCTAGCAAAAACTACACCACCTAAAAAATCTGCTGGCACATTTGGTGAAGCATTTAAAAAAGCCAGAGCAAAAGGTGTAGGCACAGCTTTTACATATGGTGGTAATAAATTTGTTGCTGTCAGAGATAGCGATATTCCTAAGTCTATAAAAGGTACTAAAGCAGAACGCTTAACGAAATATCTAAACAAACAGAATAAAAAAGGGTAAGTAAAATGGCGGGTATATCAAAAGCTGCTGCTGCAGCACTACTAAAGGCTACAGGCAAAACTTCAGGTAAAACAGTACGTCCTAAAATGACTGCTGCACAATTAAAGGCAGCAGCAAAGAAACGTGCAGATAATCTAAAAGAGAACCAAAAAGGTGCTATCAATAAACTTGAGGGCATGTCATCTACAGAAAAAGCAGATGCAGGTATTGGAGAAGCTAGTAAGGGTAGACTAAAACTAGCAGAACTGGGTGGTACAAGTGCTGGTCAGAAAAAAGCCTACAATGAAAAAGTTAAACTGTATAATAGTATGAAAGATAAAAGCAGTGAAAAAGCAGAACTTCTTTTAAACTCTATTAAAGATATGCAGAAGCGTATTGGTAAAGACATACTAGGTTTTAACAAAGGTGGTACACCAGTCTCTAAGAAAGCTACAATGGACGATGCCGTAAAGGGCATGAGCATGAAGCAACTAACAGAGAAGATGTCTGACCCTAAGACACCTGCACCTATCAAGGCTGCTGCTAAACGCAGGTTAGATAGATTGTCAGGTGCAGATAATACTGCTACACTAAAGAAAATGTCACGTGGTGGTAAAGCTACTATGATGCGTGGCGGCATGGCAGGTGGTAAAGAACACATGTACGCTGCAGGTGGTATGGTTAATGATGGACTAAAGGCACTAAAGAAAGCCAGCCCAGAAGCATATAAGAAAATCACTGGCAAGTAATGCATCCTGTAGAGGCAGACATACGCAAATGGTCACATGAGTTCCTAGAAGTACCAAATGCTAAACTAAACGGACTACCACCCTGCCCCTACGCAAAGCAAGCATGGCTAGATAATAAAGTTGTATTCAGCGTTAATACAGGGCTGGAAGGACTTATCAAGGAAGTATCTACCTTTAATGACCATGACTATGACATTGTAGTGTGGGCATCTGAATACCTCATAGATATGGAATACCTAGATGGCTGGTGTGACGGTGTTAACGAAGCCATGTCAATTGCTGGCAAAGATATGCACCTCATGGTGTTTCATCCAGACTATGACGCAGAGGTAGCGGGTCTGGAGTTTTTAGTAGATAACGATGTAACAGATAACTCGTTAGATTACTGTATGGTGTTTGTGCAGAGACTGTCACCACTTGACGATGCTGCACGTAGTCTGGAAAAGTCTGGGTACTACCAGCACTTTCCTCAAGAAGTATATGAAGCATTAGTATTAGACAGACGGAGATTAAGACATGGCAGGAAGAATGAAAGTAGCTAAAAAGAAAATGATGCGTGGCGGTATGGTCAAGCCTAAGACTACCAAAATGCGTGGCGGTGGTATGATGAAGACTGCACGTAAGAAGATGTCACGTGGCGGCTCTGTGAAGAAGAAGTAATGAAACACAATCTAAACACATATCTGGGTTGGGGGCTGCTCTACATGGGCAAGCCCTTTACTCGTATTGGTAATTGGTTCTGGAAGAAGCACAAACAGGTTTTGAGTAGGAATGACTAATGCCTAATTTAGATTCGTCTAAGTTTCATACACAGGGTTACACAATAGCCTCTACATCTGCGGATGCTGGTGCTACCGTTGTGTACACCTGCCCTGCCAACTTCGGGGCTATCACACGCTATCTGCATCTAAGCAATAATTCTAATAGTACTAAGAAAGCGTTTGTTCAGTTTTATCATGCTGAAGATACAGAGTACCATTACATTGCAAATGGTTTATCTATGGCGGGTCATAGCGTAGCTAATTTAGTAAATGGCGGATACTTTAATCTACATGCAGGTGATAAGATTGTAGTGTATGGAGAAACTACTAATACTATAGAGGTACTAGTATCTGTGGAAGAATACTATAACCCACAGCATAAAGGGTAAGTAGATGGCTACGAAAAAAGCACCACCCAAGCCTAAGAAAAAAGCTAAAAGCAAAGTCAACGAAGCGGGTAACTATACCAAGCCAGCATTGAGAAAGCGTTTGTTCCAACGCATTAAAGCTGGTAGCAAGGGTGGTAAGCCCGGTCAGTGGTCGGCAAGAAAAGCCCAAATGCTTGCACTTGCTTATAAGAAAGCTGGCGGCGGCTACAAAAGCTAATGGCAACTAAACTAAACGAGAATACAGAAGTTGCGTTACCTCTTCGTAACATTATCAGTATGGTTGCTGCGGCATCACTGGCAACGTGGGCTTACTTCGGTATCATAGAGCGTCTTAATCAGATTGAGACAAACATTACTATGATGGAGTCTGACCTCGAACAGAACACAGAGTTTCGCATTAAGTGGCCTCGTGGCGAGATGGGCAGCTTACCTGCTGACAGTGAACAGTTCATGTTGATTGAACATCTTGCTGACCAGCTAGACGAACTTACAGCACAAATAGATGAAGGTCGTGCGCCACATGACCAGCAACAGAAATTAACATTAGAGTTTTATGAGAAACGAATAGGTGCTATAGAAGCTAGACTAGAGAAGATGAGGAACGGGCAAGGTGGTGACTGAGACAATAACATTAATATTATATCTTGCCGGAGACATAGCTGAACATACAGCATATGAAAAGCTGTCACATTGTCTAAAGTCAAAGCGCACAATAGAAAGAAACTTGTACAAAGATACAGGTAGCGTAAGATATGCCTGTGAATCTAAAACAGTTGAAGTAAGTAAAGGACCAAACGGTAAAACTTATATTGTAAAGATTATAGAGTAGAGGTACATATAAATGATTGCAGAAACATTAGCGGGTATTGCACTTGTAAAGAGTGCAGTGGACGGTATCAAATCCGCTATTGGCACTGCACAAGACATCAGTGAGATTGCGGGTCACATTGATAATCTGTTTGAAGGTGAAAGCCAAGTACAGAAAGCACGTAATAAAAAATCTGGTGTGGACCAGTTTAATATCAAAAGTGTAGCACAAGAAACTATTGATGCTAAGTTGGCTCAAGAAAAGATGTATGAGATGAGCCAGATGATTGACTTACGTTTTGGTCATGGAACATGGCAGGGCATCGTAACAGAACGTGCCAAGAGAATACAAGCTGCCAAGGAAGCTGCGCTTATTGCACGTAAGAAGAAAGCCAAAGAACAAGAAGAACTGGTTGAGAATATAAAGATGGGTGCTATCATCTTCGGTGCTATTGCCGCAATCATAGCGGCGGCGGTAGGAATGATTATATCAGCAGCAAAGGCAGTAGGCATAAATCAATGAAGAAACCATCACAACAAAGCCTATCTAATTGGACTAATCAAGACTGGCGTACTAAGTCAGGTAAACCTTCTGCAAAGACAGGTGAACGATATTTACCAGCAAAAGCAATAAAGTCCTTGACAAGTGCAGAATATTCTGCTACAACTAAAGCCAAGAGACAGGGTACAGCACAAGGTAAACAGCATGTATCGCAGCCTAAGTCTATTGCAAAAAAGACTGCAAAGTTTCGCAGAGGAACATAATATAACGCTACTAAAAGAAGATGAGCCTAAGTGGGAAACTAGGCTATATCTTATTAAGTTGCGTATAGAGGAAGAATATGCTAAACTTACTGATAGGACCAATAGCTGACCTAGCTGGCACATGGATGTCTGGCAAGGTTGAGGAAAAGAAAGCCCAAGCAAAGACACGTGTAGCTAAAGCAGAAGCTGAAGCTATTGTGATGCAGAAGAAAGCTACGGGTGAGATTGACTGGGATTTGGAGATGGCTAAAGGTAGTCAGTCTTCGTGGAAAGATGAGTGGCTTACAATACTCTTTAGTATTCCACTTGTACTAGCTTTCATTCCGGGCATGGAAGAGGTAGTAAAGAATGGCTTCGCAAGACTTAATGAAATGCCTGAATGGTATCAGTATTCCTTGGGAGTTATCGTTGCCGCTTCTTTTGGAGTTCGTTCAGCTACAAAATTCTTCGGTAAGAAATAATGAGTGTAGAGACTTTTCTAAAATGGAAGATACTTCCACGGTTTATGATGCTGGCTAGTACCATCATGTCGTGGCGTTGTGCTGAGTGGTTCATGGATATACCAGACCCAACAGGCGCACAGTCAGCTTTCGTATCCGTAGTGATGGGTGTTATGACTGGCGTGTTTGGTATTTGGATGGGTCACGAACACAAGGGTGATAATTAATGAAATATACACGAGATGACTTTATTAAAAAACTAGTTGCACATGAAGGTTTGCGATTAGAAGTATATCAAGATACCTTGGGTATTGACACAATTGGTATCGGAAGAAATCTGGAAGACCGGGGTATAACTGAGCAGGAGTTAGCTGACTTGGATATACCAACCATTGAGCATGTGTACGAATATGGTATCACAGAAGCTGATGCGGTTTATCTAGCAACGAATGACGTTCAGATTGTCGAGGAAGAACTGTTAAGAGCGCACCCTTGCGTGGACAGCTTAGACTCTGTGCGTCAACTTATCCTTATGGATATGGCGTTCAATATGGGCGTACCAAGACTATGTAAGTTTAAAAATATGTGGGCAGCAATACACAGTGAAGATTTTCCTACTGCAGCAAAAGAAATGCTTGACAGCAGGTGGGCAAATCAGGTAAAATCACGTAGTGTAAAATTAGCACACGCTATGCATCATGGAGAGTTTGTTGCCTAGAGAACTAAACGAAAGACAACAGAAGTTTCTGGAAGTCCTTTTTGAGGACGCTGGCGGTGACGTAGTTGCCGCTAAGAAACTGGCTGGCTATTCAGACAACACACCTACCACTGCAATTGTGAAAGGTCTAAAGGAAGAAATCCTTGAGGCAACGCAGATGTACATGGCACGTAACGCACCTAAAGCTGC